CACGATAAATGCTGGGTCTCGGCCCATAAACCACCCGACAACCCCAGTAATCACCAGCACGAGGCCCAGGACTTTCGTGATGTCCGGGTCCCACTGACCGTCAGTAAACAGTGATTTCAAGGCTTTGTTCATGATTCCCTCCTGAAAAGCCGAATTGATACCATTTTCCCATGAAGCCGGGTCTCAGAGTCCCCGAGAGTGTCAATAAGCTGACCATCTCTCCGCAGCATGAAATGCTGATACTTCCAGGCCCACTCTTCAACAGTAACGTCCCCCGGCTGGGGCTTATAGGCAGCAATTTCCTCCGGAGTCGAGAGTTTCTGATAGGTCCACTCACCGCCAGCCACCAAGCCTATGAATTCTGCATGTTTCAGCACCGAGAATTCTGAGTCGAGGAATCCCCTCTTTTGCCCTTCATCCAGCAATTCCACGGCATTACACTCAGAGCAGCCTTGCTTTCCACCTTCAATGATGGACAGCGCAAAGCATCCTTCAGAGCCAATAGTCGCAAACCACTTCTGAACTGCGGGTCTCATTTCATGACCTCCTGCTGGAAGGTTCCACCGACTGATGAGGTTGTTAGGTGCTTCATCAATTTGTCTTGGGTTGAAACAACATTATCAAGAGCTTTTTTAACTTGGCCGTCTAGTTCCATCTCGGCAATTTTCATCAAGGCAACTTTTTGCCCTTCAAGCATCGGAACATCCGCATCATACAGCAAACAGATGTTCTCCTTGATGTCTTTCAGCATAGCGAGTATTTGGTCAATCTTCATGTTTGTTTTGTCCTGATCTTGTGTTTGCTTGCGAATCATTTCCTCGTGCTCCTTTCGAGACCGGCCAATCTCAATAAACAGCCCGATAATGGTGAGAACTGAAACACCGAGCCCAAGTAATGCTGCCAAATCAAATGTTACTTGCATCAATAGCCCCTCTCATATCTCCGGCTTCGGCGGCCATTGCGGATTGAGATACCAGCCAGGTGTGTCATTTATTGCCCGGAGCGCCTCTGCATAAGCATTACATACTTCAAATCCTGCCCGTGCCGTCTCATCACCGGCAAATAGACGCCGCATATACATCATGAGCGGCTTATCGTTCTCGGCAAAGAGCGCCTGCCGCTGGGCTTCGGCTTGGGCTTGCATATCGGCGTCTCTTGTATCGACAGGGAGCGGCGGGTCTGACAAGACTTCCGGGTGTTCTTTGATGTATGTCTGGGTGGTCTCCCACTCTGGTTGCCCTTCGCTCACAAAGCGACAATTACCATTCTCAATGATGCCAAATGCCCTATTATCAGTTCCGGGTACTGCAAATATTTTGTCAATCATAATTTGCCTCCTTACGGATTCGCCATAATTGTTTTAATCGTTACGGTTGCGCTGTAGGTGGGAACTTTGCATTGCACTTTATGAGATACGTAGTCCCCGCTCAAAACGGTTTGGAAGGAAAGAACCTGTCGTGCGGATGGAGAGTACGCTAGTACAAAACAGCCTCCATTACGGCCAGCCCCCACAACAAATAGATTTATACCATAATAGGTACCATCAAAAGAGCTGACCAAATGAAGCGATGATGTTGAATTCATCCAGTCAGTTATATCGACCCAGTCTGCCCCAGCTGTCAGGCTGACAACTTTAACTACTTGCCCCGTCAATGTCTCAATCCGTGCGCCAACCGTGCTCCCTGATGCCGCCGCGATTGCGTTGGCATCGGATGTACCTGCCGTTGTGGGGAGCCGAGTTTGATTGTTGATTGTATCAGCCAAGGTCGCTTGGATGCGCTTGTATGACGTACCGTCGACGATATCATCTGCAGAATAGGTTCCGCCGTTGATTTTGTCGGCTTTTGCCGCTTGGACTCGATGATATAACGTGCCATTGACAATGTCGTCCTCTGAGTATGTTCCTCCATTAATTTTGTCCGCTTTCGCCGCTTGGATGCGCTTGTATGACGTTCCATCGACGATATCATCCTCGGAGTAAGTGCCGCCGTTGATTTTATCAGCCTTTGCCGCTTGCACTCGGTGGAACAATGAGCCGTCGATAAGGTCATCTTCAGAGTATGTCCCACCATTGATTTTATCAGCTTTAGTAGCACTAATTCGCTTGTAATTTACTCCATCTCCGATGTTGTCCTCGGAGAGAGCGTGGGAACCTCCAATCGACAAGGCAGCCTTGATGACCGACTTAATAGTCGACCAGAGAGTTTTTTTGGGGCCATAGGTTGCTGCACTATCCGCAAGTGCAAATTCATCATTATCGGCAAGCGAAGCTTTCGCAGTCATTGCGTGGAGTAACGCAGCCATCTGCAAAGTCGTGAGATTTACTGGAATCCAGCTTGCAGACGCATTATTATAGACGAAATATTCCCCAGTTGACGGTTTAAACCAACATCTCCCAATAGTCTCAGACCCCGCAGTTTCCGTGCTCGTAGGATCAGGAATTGGACTCGAAGGTTGAGTATCTGAAACCCAGACTCTCGCAGAACCTTGTCGATGATAGCCCTGCTGGTCATTGATTAAAAAGTTGAAGTCATGCTCCAGTGCAATTCGTTCCCGGACCATTTGCCGAGTCTGCCGAATATAATCATCTACTTGCCCCAGCAAGACCGCACCAGTAGGCTGACCATCTTCCAGACTCGACCACATATTCTCATGTGCCATACTTAACTCCTGCCCTCAGGACTCATAAAAGCCTGGTGATTACTGAGGTCATCGTGGATGTCGAACTCTGTACGGGTTCTCTGCATGAAGTCCTCAAGGTCCCGTTTCGTTGCATATGCATCCGCCGACTCCTGCGCTCTCCGCAGACCCCACCAAATCCCATACAACACCAGCCCCCGATGGAACTGCACCGGGATTTCCGGCTCAACCGCAATATCCGTATAACCCAGCTGCTTGGGTCCTCGGAGATACCTGACGATATAGGCCAGACCTTTTTCCGGCCACACATCTACTACAAAACCCCCAGCAATCCGATACATCGAGGTAGGTACACCAACAGAAACATTGGCATACAGAAATCTTGAGTCTTTGAATGTTTCTGCTAGTTTCGACCCATCAGTCACACTGATAACTTGTGATACTTCCAGCGGCTTTCCGTTCGCAGCAAAATACGGTATTCCCCCGACTGTTGCTGGATTATACCCACTCGAAACCGGGACAAACCGGAATTCTCTTTGATAAACTGTCGCATTCTCCCCATTCACGAATGCCCCAACAACATTCGTGAGGACAACACTTGTCCCGTTGGACCACAGGATTGTCCCTGTGGCCCCACCTGTCTCCCCCACCACGAGCTTCCCGACCTGAAGATTAGAACCTGTCGGGAGTCCGCTGATGACCATTGAGTTCCCAGCGATTCCACTGATCGTGCCGATTAACGGTTCCATGGTCATATACGCTGTATCCTCGAGATGACGGAATCTGACCTGGGGGCCATTTGGCCACTTCCACATCGACAGCGCCAAACATCCATCATTCACGACATCGACGATTTTCTTCCACCCCAAATGACTTGTGTTTACAATTTGTAAGTCTCGGTCTGTCCAGAAGTCGAGTTCCGACGGCTCCCCAAGAGCCTCGAAAATCTCAACCACAATCTCTTGTAGCGTCATGGCTCATAGTCCTCCTGGCAGTACCAATGCCCATTTTTTCGAATCATTTTGCTAATAGGAAACTCAGTCTGGCAGGTGTAGCACGTATCCCAGATTTCTGCGACTGAAGTGTACGGAATCCCATGTTCAGACACCGCAATGTCCCACTTTTCATAGGCTTCTAGCGGTGATGGGGTTGAATGCTCGTCTGCCCAGACCAAATTCGGCAAGGACCCGGTGAACTCAGTCTCCATCGGGTCCTTAGTGCCGATTATTTTCCACGCATAGACAACAGACCCATCGGGCTGAGTCTTATGCACCCACATCTCACGCTCCAGCTGAACCGTAGGCAGCTTTGTAGTCGAACACTCCGACTGCAAAGCGCATCACCAGTTTGTACATCATGTTGTCAGTCTTGAAATCCGGAGCCTGTGACATCGTGGGTTTCTTCTTCCAATAGAACCTGAAGTCGTGCTCGTCCGACAGGAGGAACCACGCATCGGGGTCCGTCAGATATCTCGAGACAAACACTGACCACTTGTCCACGAGCCCTGTACTCGGGTCGAACTGGTTCTTGAATGGTCCCGTCGCAGGAGCATGGGAATTCGTCCCATCACTCACGATGCCCTTCGTCCAGTCGGAGTACGACCAGACATAACCAGTCGCTGTGAGCAGCGAATACGCAAGCCATTTTAGACTAGTTGGTATCACGAGCTTAGAGGGTTTGATCTGGAGCTTGATACCATTCTCGTCAACCACGCTGTCGAAATATTCGAACGCTGCCTGGAGAGTCGTCGCACTCAGGTCCGCCGCAGCAGCATTGTTGATGGTATCACCCGATTTCAGTGTCACGTGGTTGTTGGCGAACACTGGCTTTCCGTCCCACGCAGTAACCGCCGAGAACCCGTTGTTGAACAGATTCCAGAAATTCGTCTCAAGGCACGCTGCTGCACTTCTCGAAAGACTCTGCGGAACCGATTTCATCATGCCAAACAGTTCGTCGGCGTCCATTTCCTCAGTCCGCTGGAATCCAAGACCGTATTTCACAGCCTGGATAGACTTCTTGTGGCCTTCCTCCGGCACATCAAAGCTGATGGCCTCACCTTCTGCCATTGCCCGCATATTGCCAAGCCCAGTAAACTCCGCTTCGGTGTAGGTTTTACCCTTTGCCGGGAAGGTCTCGACCTTCGCAATCTGCGTGTATTCCTTAGGATAATCGGCATATTTGCCGATGACCATTGTCGCAATTTCCTTATCAAATTGATAAGGATAACCACCTCGTACCGCAATTCCATTGCTTGCCATTTTCTTTCTCCTTCATTAGAACTGCATTACGCTTCTGCGAATGCGGATGAGATAATGTGTAGGATCCAGAACACCCACGACAAACGGAATTGCACCGTTGTTGGTGATCGTCCCACCCGTTGCTACCTTCAGATTCGCATCGAGGTAGTTTGTCGCTGCAGCAACCTTCGTCGCATCAGTCGTCGCCGCAGATTCCGCAGACCATACCTGCCCCGATTTAACCGGGACAATCTGCACAACCCCCCCGTCAGACACCGTGGAGAGCGCTACACCATAAACCACACTTGTAGTGCCCGCCCCACCCGTAATAACCTTGACCTTCGGCGTCCCTGAAGCACCAGCCGCAGCTTCCAGATAGACTGGGGACCCCGCAGTGATCGCACCGTCGGCAAGGTATTCCTCCGTCTCGACATACGAGTCGTCCTTATACAAATTCAGCATTTTACACCTCCGTTGTGCCCTCGGAGCCTTCGTCCGAGGCTATTTCCGTCCACGGAGCGTCCAATTTCTCGTCCTCCGTGAACCCACCGACTCCCGATAGCGCCGATTTCCCCGATTTCTTCCACGCCCCAGCCATTTTATTGTTTTTTTCTACTTTGGCCTTCTGGCGTTCTTCCCAAATCCTCTTCGGGAGGTACATTGCTACCAGTTCCGTCTTTCCCATGCTCGAAATCTCAAAGTGACCCTCTGTCGGGCCCAAGAAACTCTCCGCCATGTCCGGCGTCAGCCTCTTGTAGCCCTGCGCAATCATGGAAGGAACCATATCCTCCCTGACCCACCGGGTCACCACGTCTTTCGGGGCCTTCAGCGACAATTTCTGCAGCGCTGAACCCATTACCTGCCGGTCAACCGACAAACTTCGGCTCAATTCGGCATTTTTTTCGCCCCTCCAAGACTCATGGAACTCCTTCGCTAGGTTGTACCGAAGAGCGTTCTCCTTCGAGAGCTGCTTAACGACCGCATCTGCCAACGGCAGGAAGTCTGAAGTCTGTTCAAACAGCAGTTTTACGCCCTTCTGGTCCAACTCTACTATGGAAGCCACGTCAAATCCAGTTCCAACAACCACTTTTTTCGCAAGATTCGGTGTTTTGGACCCTTTTTCCTCTTCTTGAGTCACAATATTCTGCACAGTATCCTGTTTTTCTTTCATTTAGCATCCTCCTTTACTTCACCATTCCACGTGCTTTCAGTCTTTCGTAATAAAATCCGGGTTCCACCCCCTGTTTTTCCGCTTCCTCCGCCACCCACCTCGGCACAACGACTGTTTTTGTCTTCTGTGGGCTCGTCGGAGCCGCCGTTTGGCGGTTCGCAAGGCTCGGAACAACTGGAGTTTTCTTTTCCGGGTCGATTCCATACTCCTTGAGCTTCTTGGCGACCAGGTCATTCACCAAATCGTCAGTATGGCGGCTCTTTACATTCTCCAAAACTGCCTTATAAATATGAGGATTCTGGAGTTTTGTCCCCGGAGGCAAGTTTCTCACTGTCTCCTCAATCTCGTCCTTCCACTTTTCGTAGAACTTCTTGTCGTCGGGATCCTTCACCAGCAGCTCTTTTGACACTTTCTCCTGATTCAGCAGCATTGCCTGCACGAGCGGACCTACTTCCTGCCCTCGAATCTGCTGCCTGAGCTCCTCCGTCATCAACTGCGCAGCCTTCGCCGGGTTCTCCAGGAACAGTTGATTCAATCGGCGTTCACGATCTTCCGGAGATTCCTGCGGCTGCTGGGGCTGCGGCGGCATCTGTGGCATCGGTTGAACGACTTGCCTCTGCTGCTGGAGCAGCTGAGTCCAGCGATTCTTCTCCTCCTCGAGGTCCTTCTCAACCTTCTGAATCTGCCTGGCCATCTCCTCCTTGGTCATTCCAGCAAATGGGTCATCAGACTCTTCTTCGGTTCCTTCTTCGCCCTCGACGACATACTTCGTCCCAGTAGTCCCGACATCCAGCTCCTCGCCTTCAGCCTTGACTTCCGGAGTTTCACCGACATTCTCATCCGTCATTGCATCGTCAATCTTCTCTGCCATTTTCCATTTCCTCCATCTTGTTCAGAATTTCTTTCACCATCTCACATTCCGCCTGCAAGGCTTCCACCTTGGCCTGCGCCCGGACCAATTCCTCCGGCTGGCGGCATAGCACCAGCTTGTCCACCAACATTCGGCGCTGCCA